AGCAGCGTCCTTTAGCATCGACAGAGACTCAGCATCAGCATTGTGATAGAATGCTTCCATGCTTTGATGCACGTCGTCACCTATCACTAGGTAGTCGTGCTGCAATTGGGGAACTTCGTGGGTCTTGGACAGCCATAGTTGTTGAGGGCACCACTTACTCGCAGTGAGAGTGGACTTGCTTACTCTGATTACGATGTCTTCTTCACCCATCTCAGGTGTCCAAGCATAGGAGGATTGGTCATCGTAGACCAGAGTCAAACCCATTACTTCTCACCACTCTCTAGTGCTACTATGAGAAGCGCGAGGTAACCGATGAGGTCATGATAGATGTCGAGGTCTGTCTCGATACCCTCACTACCACGTGCCAGTCGGGACAACTTGTCATCTATCCGTATCCTAATCATGTCAGCGGCATCGTTCCCACCCTTGTAGAACAATCTCATTGGGTCGAGAGCGCTATCGCCATACTTCTCATTCTTCTCACGAAGGAGGTGCGCTACGCGCCAGAGAACTGCATCAGTCGGTATTTGCTGTTCTTCTGACACCGAACTCCTCCAAGGTGGTTTGTCTCGTTCTGTTGGGAATCCATTCCCATAACTTCGTCTGTCTGTGTTGTCTTTCTTCTTCCATTTTATCACCACCACCCATAGGCCTTGGGACTAGGAGCACCTAGTGCTCTTTCGAGGTCCCAAGATAGGGTAGAATAGATACTGTCCAACTTGGTCTTTAGCATTTTCTTCAAAATTGTATCTGAGTCCAAGGTAAATCCTGCCAAGTCTCCGGGTTCGCGGTAGGCTATGATGCCCGGCTCTTCCTTGACGTAAGTCCAAGGAACTGAGTCACCTTTACCAAACTTCTCGCGGTTGTTTTTGTTGTAGGCCGCTGCTGCTTTCGAGGCTCCACTCAAGACTTTGTAGTCTTTCAAATGCATACCCAAGCGCGTCTTCATAGATACTTCCTCGAGTGGTATCTCACCATTCCTGACTTGCATTGCTATGGGCAAGACGAATTCCTCTACTGCATTTTCATTGGCTCCGTCACATATCAACTCGAAGACCCCCTTCTGTATCTTCTTGGACAGAGGGGCTGTGTTGGATGCTTTCATGCCAAAACCAGCCACTTTGAGTTTGCCTTGGTCCTCCTCAGGCCAAGCCACCTTGCCGACGTATCTGTTCTTCTTAGTCAGCAACCAATAGGGCATCCACGCTTCGAGTTCTGCGAAGAGCATGTTGTTGCCTGTCTCTCTCTGCACAGCCGTTGTTATCTTCTCGGCTAGTTTGTGCGCTTCATCTACGTTCGGTACTTTGACGAACGCTGAGTCTGTGTGACCGTAGAGACATTCGTAGCCATACTTCGTGGCTACGCTATCAAGGAGACGTATGCAACGCCTTCCTTCCTGTGTGATTGTGTGCGCGATGTCACCGTTAGCCCAACCGTACCCTATGTGAGCACACATCCCATAGAGTGAGGCCATGACACGCTTGACTGCCATTTGCGTGGTGTTCCACGCGGCTCTTTCCTCTGGAGTTGCGGCATCTCTCATGCGTTGCTTGCATGTGTCACGGTAATCGAATAGGTATTCTACAACCGAAGGGAGCAGGCCTTGTTTAGACTGGTCCCAGTAAGTACCGTTCTCTAACTGGAGAATGTTCTCACCCGGCCCATCTCGTTGCGTCTCGTAGGAGAGATTGCCTCCTAGAATTATCGAGGGGTACAGTCCTTTGTAATCTATGACCCCCACCCCTTCGTGGAGACCAGTGACACAATTGAGACCTACTTCAGCCCCCTTGAGTTTCTCTATGTCACCAGCCTTGTATCTACTAGGTGCTTTCTTCTCGGTCCTCCGAGACAGCAACCCTCGGGCGAAGTTAGTGACGTTGCACGCTGATGGGAGTGAGACACCACAGAGCCTGACCATCTGCACATAGAAGTCAGTCACGTTCCGCGCCTCGTCTATGCCTCGTAGCAAATGAGTGTCAAGCAGACAGTAGTCTACGAAGTCATCCCAATGCTCGTACCAGCCATTGAAGACGTCCATGCCCTCAATTTCCTCAGTGAGTTTGGAACCCAGTCCTACAGTCTCAGCAATGTCATTCAGTTTGAGTGATGGTAGTTGCCCACCACCACTGTCCTTCCACACACGCTCAAAGCCTGTGCCACTAGCAGCCTGCGCTGCTGTATCGAATTGCCACCTGCCTACGATAGGCTGGTCGGTGGGGTCATACCTGTCCTGTCCCCTCTTCATCCTGCGTATCTGACCCACTGGACTCAGTCTTTGTGGGTTAGGTATCCTTTGTAGCAAGTGAGGGATGTCGAAGAAGGAACCTGCGTGTGCTATCAGCATGTCAGGGTCACGCTCCTGTAGGAACTCAACGAATCCCTCATGAAGGTCAGACTCTGAGGCGTACAACCTTAGTTGGTAGCCTATGTCACGCACTTGACGACTGTACAAAGCAAATCCTGCCTTGAAGCGGCCCTTCATTCGTTTCTCAATCCTGTCATCGTAAGAGCAGTTGGTTCGCTCGTCTGCCCATGCGAATACCACTGGTTGGTTTAGGTCGCTGTCTATCACAGCGATGATAGTAGTGAAGCCCTCTTCGGGGTCTGCTTCTATGTCAAACCACCATTTGCGTGGCTTCCACTCTGGCATGACAGGTACGTTGTCTATCAACCACCTGTCTGTGAATCTTAGGTCAGCCTCGTAAGTCCTGTCGAACTCCTGTCTCATGCTGATGATATCGAACGGTGACTCGGCCTCCACCTTGATGAGGGGGACATCGTCCAATCCTACGGCAGTCTCCTCAGTGATGCGCGCTGTGGGATACCTAGTCATGAGTCGCCTCTTGCGGTACTCGCCCACGTTGGCAGGTATCCAGAAGTATGGCTGGTACCCTTTGACATTCTCTTCGATGAGATTGCCCTCTGCATCACGGTAGCGTGTGTAGAGAATGGGTTTCTCATCACCTGCATAGTACTCATCTACAATCATTCACTCACCCCTCTTATCCATCACCAGTAGAAGGTGGTCCTTCTCGGTGTGTCGGAATATGGCGACGTAATCATCGGCAGTGTAAAGTTCTACGGTACCGAGAGGGATAGTGTTCAGGGCCTCTGATAGCCATGTACCGAAGTGAGTCACGCATCTCTCAGGCGGACCATCACAATCCTCCATGTCGATACCAATGCTCATGCTCGCTGAGCCTTTGTGTCCTACGTTCAGAGTCCAGAGTTTCTCATCGCTCTGGAACACCGCTTCTACTGGTTTGTCTTTACCTAGCACCTTGTCTATGGTCTTGACTTGATGCAACTGCTTCACGTCAATCTTACCGTAGCACGTAAGAGCCCTACCTGCCCATGATTTCCAATGGGCGGCTTTGGCCTCACTCATGAGTATGGATGCCTTCTCGACGCTCTTGTAAGAGCGAACGTAATCCGTAGTGGGTAGTTTTAGTTGCGTATTGCCCGATATGAGACGTAGTTGTCCCTTCTTGGGTTGCCATAGCGTGACCATGGCATCTTGGGGGAGGGATTTGATGAAAGCCAAGACCTTTGCGAGGTCGGCTATCACTATCTCTCCGCTGTCATCCACCGTAGCGCTGATGGTGGTGTGCAGTAGGTGGGTAGGCAGAGCCACTGTCCCCCTCAGTGACATCTGCCCTGCTGTCAAGCGTAGGTCACCTACTCCCGGCCCGAATCCAGTGAGGAAGGAGGTCAGCGAGGCCTTGCCTATGTTCACTCGGGTGATTCTACTCCCTCCTTAGAGCAGTACCCCGATTTTGGCGGCGCCTCGCATACGTCGTGTATAAGAACTTTTCGGTCCTCCTCATATTGGGCTTCCAACTCACAATCGCACTGTTCTGCGTGGAAGTCTTTACCGTGTAGGGTGTTTACAACCCTCATCAGGACGCCTAGGCTATTGCAGCGTTTGCAAGCCATCTCACTCCCTCGTCAACTCAGGGAGACCGTGCCATTTGTGGTCTGCATCGTCAAATGTGGTCATGACGAGTCTGGTCTTATTCAGCATATTGGGCTGACTGCGTGATTTGGTGAAAGTGGCCTCATAGCGTGTTTCGCCTGTCAAGCGCCCTTCATCGTCTCTGACTGCTTTTGAGCCCATCTCGATGATGGTATGTAGGTAATTAGCCGTCTGCTTCTCCCATCGAGGCTTCTTATTGCCTGTCATGGTGCCTTCCTTGGTCTGTTCGTAGTTCCAGTGCGTCTCGTAGTAGACATTGACACCGTGTCGGGTCAATTCTCTGCATAGGGACGTCAATTGGTGGAATCGCGTGCTGCGTATCTGCCAGTTGAACCTCATGCCCACTTTCTCGTGGGGGCTGATTTTAGCCCCTATGCCGTCTGGGGCTGTGCCTAGGTCCTCGATGAACATACACGCGCTAGCCACTGAGTCCCAGAGGTCTACTGCGGTCACTAGGACCGTGTGTAGGCTCTCACCAGTATAGCCAGATTTGTTCTGAGCCTGTGCCCACTCCAGAGCCCTCCTGCCTATGGCCATCACCTTATCGTGAGTAGCAGGGTAATTGTAGGCTGTTCTAGCCTCATCTTGCATTACCCAAGGGTTCTGACACTTGAACTCAGAGCGCCTATCTGCGTAGAACGCGTCTCGGAGTTTAGCACCACCACCGTCGAAATCAATCACTAGGCAAGAATGCCCTTTAGGAATGCTATCGAAGACCACTGCAGTCTTACAGGTGCCGTCATCACCGACTATACCGGCGAAATCACCCGTGATGGGTGCGACTTCCTCAGCGAACCACTCAGTTTCCTTTGGTTTCTGCTGCATTGGCTGCATGGGAGTAGGTTGCTTCGGGGCGGGACCTAGGTCGTTTTCCAGAGATTTCTTCCAGTCCTTGGAAGCCTTTTCTATGCTGGATTCCTCCTGCTGGGCC